TGCGCCCCGCCTTGGTTTACGCTGAGGCCTTGCCCTTGATGACCTTGCCAGTTGCGGCCTTGTTCAGACTGTATCCGCATTCAATCAGACGCGCCACGATGCGCGGGTGATATACCGCATCTTTGAGGTATTCCTCGAGGTTGTCGAGCCATGCCGAAAAGGCGTCAACTTCAGTCTTGTCAACTGTTGCCGGTTGCGCCACGGGCGCGGCCGGTTTTGCAGCGGGTTTGCGACCTCCGCCTGTCTTGCGGCCGAACCCATGGGTTTCGCGCACCTGCTTTGCAGCATCGCGCATCGCATGCTTGCTCAGGTCGACTGCCTCGCCTGCGGTGATTTGCTGATCGGCAAGCTTGCCATCCTTGCCCATGGTACGCACGGAAACCGGACACTGCGCGGCCGCAAGGATCGTCAAGGCGTCAACGAACAATGCGCGCACGTTGTGGCCTGCGGCCTCGAAGTCGGCCTTGTACACTGCCGCCACGGCCGCGATACGCTCTGCGATCGGCTTGGACCCGTTAAGCTGAACGGCCGCAAGCTTGGCGGCCTCACGGGCCTTTGCCAGCATTGTAGTGGCGGCCGCGCCTGCCTCAAGAATCAGGGAACCAACGGCCGCGTCGCGGGTGAGAACAACGGGAAGGGTTGCTGCTGTCATGACAATCTCCAAGTATTCCGGGCAAGCCCGGCAAGTATCCGGGGGTCCGCCCGGCCGGCAGTCGCATTTGCAACGTGAAACAAGTATATAACAAATCCGTAGCTTGTGCTAATCCCATGGGATGGGATTATTTCGCGCCCACGCATGATAGTAGTTGGGTAGGTGTGGCGCACGCTGGCGCAGCCGCGTCAAGCTCAGCGGCCCGGATTACATGATAGTAGTTGGTCTGGCCCGCTATGCGGGCCGCGCGCTAGCGCGCGAGGTGCTCGACGACCTGCCACGTCCAGAAGGCGACGACAGCGGCGAGGGCGATGAAGGCGAGGGGTTCGCGAAGCATGCTGATCTCCAGTGATTAAGTGCAGCTATATTGTATAGGTATTCGACGACTTGTACGCAGGCAACGCGGCCGGACATGATAGTAGGCAAGGGGGGTACAGGACCCCCACCCGCCCCCTCCCCGGGGGAGTGGTTTTATCCGTCACCCTCATAACTTTCCTCATTTTTCAAAGTCCGACATCCACGTAACATATCCACAACTTACTCTACCCCCCTTGCACCCCGACAAAAGTTCTGTTAGGTTCGAGTCATGCATAGTGCGATTCATGCCGATCAATTACTTCGTAGCGTAGCGTTAGCCGTAGCGCGTAACGCAGTGGGCGCAATGCGCCCAGAAAACGAGGTAGCGGCTTCGGAAGGGATAACCGTGCAGGAATTGCGGTCAATCTCACAGAATCCGCAGTTTCAGCGCTATGTCGACACGTTTACAACTGAATTACGCGACTCAGGGTTCTCTTTTGCAGCGAAATGTCGTGTGCTGGCCGAAGATCTGTTGCCGAACGCATACCACATGGTCAAAGACCCTGACGTACCTGCCGCAGTTCGAGCAAAAGTCATCGAAAATCTGGTGGAGTGGGCTGATTTGAAGCCCCGTCGAGACACCAATACCGCTGCTCAGGGTGCAGGATTCAGCATTACGATCAATTTGCCGAGTGCAGCCCAGATTGCCCAAGGAAAAACCACAGAAATCGTCGAAGTAACGACGGTTGACGAGCAACTTACCACGTCACCAACCCCTCAGATTGCATTTGAGGAGCCAGAGGATTACGAATACGCTGGTGACGACATCTACGCCTGAGCTTTTCCGTGACGCACTCGGTTATTTACACCCCACCCCTGTCGCTTGCTGGCTTTCTGACGTCTGAGTCGTTCATTTCGCTCGTGTCAGGCCCGGTTGGGAGTGGTAAATCCAGTGCAGCCATGATGAAAATCGCCTACCACGCAAAGCAGATGCGCGCAGGTAGAGACGGTGTGCGACGTTCACGTGCAGTAGTGGTGCGAAATACCAACCAGATGCTGACGGATGCGACGATTCCGACGTTTATGACGTGGTTTCCAGAGGGTACTGCGGGTCACTACGCACGCACAGACAAGCGTTTCTTCTTGCGGTTTGATGATGTCGAGTGCGAGGTGCTGTTTCGAGGCCTTGACGATGCGAACGACGTACGTCGTCTGCTGTCTCTGGAATGTTCGTTCGGTGTGCTGGACGAGTATCGAGAGATTCACCCGGACATTTTCAACGCATTGCAGGGTCGTGTGGGGCGGTATCCGTCGGTGGCCAATGGCGGCTGTGTGACAGACACAGGGGATCCCAACCATCACATATGGGGTGCGACGAACGCGCCTGACTCGGATACGTTCTGGGAAGAGTACATGTCCAGCCCACCGTCGACCGCGCAGATATTCATGCAGCCGTCGGCACTCTCCCCTGAAGCGGATTGGAAAGAGAATCTGATTGCGGGTTATTACGAGACACTGGCGGAAGGTAAGACCGAGGATTGGGTAGACGTCTATATCCACAACAAGTTTGGGCGCAGTCTGTCGGGTACTCCGGTGTATCAGCGTTCGTTTGTGCAGGATTTTCACGTGTCCGACGAGCCTCTCAAGGCCATACACAGCCCGAGTTATCCCATAACACTAGGTGTGGACTTTGGGCGCACACCTGCGGTGGTGTTTATGCAGCGGGATCCGCGTGGGCGGGTGTTGGTGCTGGATGAGTTGACGTCGGTCAACATGGGTATTGAGACGTTTATCAGAACAGAACTCAGTCCGTTCATAGCCAATCACTATCCGGGGTATGACTTCGTGGCGGCACCGGACCCAGCGGGGTTTATGAAACAGCAGTTAAACGAGATGACGCTCGTCGATGCGCTGAAAGAGGCTGGGTTTCGGTGTGTCAGACCGCCGACGAACGACCCGGAGAAACGCATTGCAGCGGTGGAGCGTCTGCTGGCTCAGCAGATCGATGGGAAAGCGATGTTTCTTGTGTCACCCACGTGCAAGCAGTTGATAAAAGGGTTCAGGTCCGGCTATCGGTACAAGCAGAAAAAGAACGGCGAGGTTGAGGATCGGCCGGAGAAGAACGAGTCATCGCACGTGCATGATGCACTGCAATATGGGTGCGCGGTGATTGACATGAACATACGCGGGTTTGGGATACAGCCTGCACGCAAAGAGATCCGTCGCGTTCGGTACGCCTACACCTGACACTGTGCAGACTTGACAGATCGGGGTACAATGCGCTAACGCCCGTGGAGGCCGCATGTCGTTTTTCTACCCGTCGATTTCGTTCGAAGACCTCACCGAGCCTTTTGAGCTTCAGGTGGCACGAGGACAAGTGCCGGGGCATCGCGTCGTTCATGTGTTTGGGTACAACCCGGATATTGACTCTGGGGTAGAAGAGACGGTGTGGACATACGGCGGGATATACAGCCACCTTGCAGCACCCTCCATCCTTACAGTCTCATCAGGTAGCACAGACGACGCGGCAGCAGGTACTGGTGCGCGGACAGTGTTTATCGAGGGGATCAGCGGCACTGGGGCCGAGGTGTCGGAATCAGTCACGCTCAACGGACAGACTGCGGTCAGTACAACGCATGCCTACACAGAGATTAACTTTGTGACGGTGACAAGCGCTGGAAGTGGTGGCGCGAATGCCGGGGCGATCTACGTTGGGTATGGGACAGTCACACTGGGTGTGCCTGCGCAGGTATACGGACACATTCTCGCGGGTTACAACCGCAGCCTGACTGGGCATTATCAGGTGCCTTCGGGCCATACAGGGTTTATCGTGCGAGGCAGCATCTCGTCGGGCACGGAGAACAACAGCGGATACGTGTTGGGTAAACTCGTGTTGCGAGATCCGGTTTCGAATCTTAACCTTGTGTCGGCAGCGGTGACGTTTAGTACAAGCAAAGTCGACTTTGAGTTTCCGTACGCCATAAAGGTACCGGCAGGGGCGTGTGTGACTGCACGGGCCTTGACAAACAAAAACGACGATCAGGTATCGAGCTATTTTCAGATCGTGCTGATCGAAGGGGCACCACAACCCGGCCCCGGTACACCGAGGATTTAACATGGCACTTGGACTTGCGATCATACCCGTTGCCAGTGCGACGGACCTTGAGAACGAGGCTCGCAAACGCAACGACGAGATGCAGGCGCAGCCTGTCATTCAGGGCCTCGCGTCATACGTCAAGCAACGATGGGAAAGCGCAAGGATTGCCAAACGGCAGTTGGAAGAGCGCATGCTTAAATGCTTGCGTCAGCGCAATGGTGAGTACGACCCCGACAAGCTCGCTGAGATCAAGGAGCAGGGTGGGTCTGAGATCTTTATCCAGCTAAGTTCGGTCAAGTGTCGGGCAGCGACAAGCTGGCTGCGAGACACGCTGTTGGGTACGGGTGCAGATAAACCATGGGGGCTTGATGCGACACCCGAGCCCACGCTGCCGCCGGAGATTATGGCGGGTTTGCAGCAGCAGTTGACACAGCAGTTGATGACGCACATGGAGCAAGGCGGTGTGCCACCGACCGAGGAGCAGCTTCGTGAGATCGCGTCACAGATGAAAGACGTGGCCATGCGGCAGGCGCAGGAAGAAGCCAACCGCCGTGTTGACCGCATGGAACGCAAGATGGAGGACCAGCTTGTCGAGGGTGGGTGGTTGAAAGCACTCAATGAGTTCCTCGATGACATCGTCACGTTTCCCTACGCGGTGATCAAAGGTCCGATCAAGCGCAAACGCAAGACACTGGAGTGGCAGAACGGACAGCTCGTCCCTACCGAAAAGATTCGCAATGAGTGGGAGCGTGTCGATCCGTTCTACCTGTACTGGGCTCCGTGGGCGTGGGAACTGAACGACGGCTATGTGATCGAGCGGCATCGTCTGACCGCTGATGAGTTGCAGGCTCTCATCGGTGTGCCGGGTTACAACGACGATGC